CGTTGTTCTTGTAGGCGTTGATGATGCCGGTCAACACCGGATCGATAGGGAACGGCGTGCCGCTCATTGACTGCTCCTTGAGGTTTAGGGGTGATTAGCCCTGGATCTGACCCGGGTTTACGAAGACGCGGGCGATGTCACCCGAGACGGCACTTGCGATCTGAAGGCCGCCAATGCGGGCATTGGCAGCAGCGGCGGGAGCTGCAGCGACGGCCTTGCCGCCAGCTCCGGCCGTGAAGAACGTGCCAAAAGGGATCGTGCCGCCGACTTGCGCTTCGGTTTCGCCGAACAGAACGATGTCGATGCGATCGCCGATTGCAGCGCCGCCAGGGCAATCGCTGACACCGATGATGGCATCGGCGGGGGCCGTGGCGAGCGCCACCTGACCATCAGACGCGCCGGCCTTGACCAGCAGCTGATGACCAATGGCAACGGTCGCCATGAAACTCTTGATGACTTTGCTCATGCTGGACCCTTTCTGGCCTTAGCGTTTGGTGAGGCGCATGGCGGCGATGGCGGGCGAGATGATCTCGCCCCGCGTGCGTGCCGCTTCGATTTCCGTGTTGATCGCATCCTTGACGTGGGTCGGATCGGAGAAGTCGGGGCCGTCACCGGCAGCAACTTCGCCGGTCGAGACCGGGAGCGGCAATTTGCCCAGCAACTGCCGGAAGCCTTCGCGGGCCGACAACGACTTCTCTTCGCCGTCTTCGGAGAAGGAAAGCATGGCATCGTCGAGGTCGGCGAAGATTGCGGTTGCGAGCGGCTGTAGGCCGATCGGCAGACGGCCGGCCGAAACAATGCCGTTGACGAACACTGCGTCGTCGGCAGCACGGGAAGCGCGTGCGGTCTCTTCGTCCTTGCGGACCTTTTCCGCAAAGCTTGCTTGATCTTCGGCAAGCTTGCGCTCGCGGGCTTCCAGCGCGGCAATTTGGGCAGCGTCCATAGGATCCTCTTTTTCTGTGTAGGTGGTGAAAGGCCCAGCAGGCATCGGATCGCGGATCTGCTGGGCGGCTTCGGTGATTGTGTTGATCTTCCAGTCCGGAATGACAGCGTCGGCCGCTTCAATGCCCTTGTCGGCAATGATCGATTCACGGAACGTCCGGAACAGGCCGGCAATCGTGTCGAACACCCATGCCGAACGAATGACTGCGGCATCGTCGAACTGGACGACGTCTGCGTCCTCGGAAAACTCGATCGACTTCAGCCCCTTCACCGCAGGCGGCGTCGCGCCGAGAAAGCCGACGTGCTTCAGGTAGTATTTGCCCGGCGTCGGGTTGTTCGGGTGATTGGGCGGATAGAAGCTCGACGACACCTTGCTGAACCGGCGACCTTTCACCAGCTCGGCAAACTGCGGCTCGATGTTCTGCGGCTCGGCAACAAGGTGACCGTCCTGGAAAGAGACGGACTTGATCCAGCCATAGGCCGGCGCATCCTGCTTCGGATGGCCGACGACGATCGGCGCTTCATGCAGCGCCGGATCATATTGTTTGGCGATGGCTTCAAGATCGGCGTCCGTAAAGGAAAACGCCCGACCTTGGCTATCGGTGTGATTGCCAGAGCGGAAAATATCGATCGGTTTCATGCCGGGCAGATTGGCCCAGGGCAGAAATGCGAAACAGCCGAAAGGGCTTTCGGGTGCCGTCGATTTGGGTCTGAGGGAGTGGCAAACTCATATCACAGTCGTTCTTACGGGCAAGGCTTCGAATTCAAAGTAGTTTCAAAGCCCGTGGGCGGCGTTATGGGTGCTCCCTGCGGCAATCTCCCGTCCGAAGCCTCCGAACGCGTTTCTAGGGCCGTTATTTCGGCCCTGCCGTATTCTCGATTGCGTCCAGGAAGTGATCTTCGATGATCTCCTGGATGCGGACCTGGTCCTCGCTACTGAAGCCCAGGAATTGACGCCGGGGGATCGTAACGCTTTTCACCATGAACGTCTGCCCACCCATCGAGAACATCAGAGCGGCGGCATTCTTCGGAACGATCGTCGCGCCCTCGTTGTGAGCGTGAGCATAGACCACGTTCGAGCCGATCTCGACCCCGCTCGATGCCAGCTGCCAGATGATACTGGAAAGGTCTCGCGTCTGACCGACAAGGATCGATGGTCCCTTCTTGGTCTTCGCATAAAGCTCGTTGAGATCTTTCCAGGCGTTGCCCTCGGGATCTCGCCCGGTGCGAAACCGTTCCTTGGTGGCCTCGGCTTCATATTCGCCGATGTTCTTGTAAACGGGCGTCAGGGTGCCGGCCGCCGCCAGGAGGTGGTCCAGGGCGTCAATGATCTCATGGTCGTCGATCGTCAATGTCGCTGCGGTCATGCGGCTTTCCTCCGATAGAGCAGCGCGCCACGGCGATAACGATCGGCGGCTCCAGCCGACGTTGGTTCGGCCACCGCCGTCCAGCCGAGCTTGGTCCATTCGAAGCGCAGAAAGGTGCTTGTCCCATCAGGCAGCAGCACGCGTTTGAGATAAGAACGGCGCAGGACAATGCCGGATTTGACCGTGCCCCAATCCAGCCAGATCTCGTCAGGCTTGCGGATCGCATCCGCTAGGACACGCGCATACTTCCCATAGGCGGGATTGTTGTCGTCATTTCCTGGCGTCACGTCCGGCCGGAACAACGACTTGCCGATCGGCACGATGCCGCCCGAGGCATCACGATAGTAACCACCCTCGTTGCCCTGCAGGCCGAACATTGACAGGAAGGCTGCCGCACCATCCTCGGGCTTGGCTTCCGGTGGCAACAATTCTTCCCAGTTCGTTTCCGTCGCTTCCGGCATGGCGGGCAAGTTTTTTGGCTGGGTGTCAGCAACGGCCGGCAGCGGCGTGCGCAGCTCGGGCGGCACGATACCGGAAAGCCATTCCTCGCCGACATTGTAATCCCAGCCGCGATCGATGCCCGGATGGCGCATTTCCGGAAAACCGGTGCGCGGATCCACGCTCTCATATGGCGTCAGGTCCGGAGCCTCATCAGGACCAGACTTTCCAAGCCGCTTCAAATCCCGTTCGGACAAGGCTTTGACGTCGCAGCCACAGCCCCAGCCGTTCGGCGGATACATGTACCGCCAGGCCGGATCAGTCGCGGCAAGCACCAAGCCATTCCAATGGAGGTGAAGCAAGCGAGGATGCACCGCGTTCGAATGGACGTACTGGAGGTATGGCCGGTATTTCAGAACGTCCGGATCGGTGAGCTGCTTCCAGCGCCCCGCCATATAGGAGGTGCGCATGTTCGTCGTATAGATAATCCTGGCACGCCAGTCGCGGCGCTCCTCGTCGGTACCGCCCTTGGCGTTGAACTTCCAGCCAGTGCGATCGACGATCTCGTCAAAGCTCTTTCGAAACTCGTTAAAGCCGGTTCCAGCGGTTCGCGCCGCCAGCAGCGCCGCCATGAAATCCGATAGCATGTCGTCACGGGCGATACCGGCCACGGTGAAGCCGCGCACCTGTCCCTGACGCATAACGTCATCCCAGCGCCTGGTCGGAAGGTTGACCTTATTGCGCAGGAAGTCGATCGCCTCCTGGAATGGGAGTTGATCAGCCATTCGACGAGGCCTGTCCTTCCAGATCAGCCGCGATCGTGCCCTGTGCCATCAACCGTGCGAGATCGTCGATCGACATGTCGCCTGACAGTCGTGCGAGCCGTTCGGCAAGGTCATCGTAGGATGTTGCCTCGTTGAAAGCCGCCTCGATGTCGGCGATCATGGCGTCGATCGCCGGCCGGCCGAAATTTGCAAGTTGGTCGGTCAGGTCCGTGACGGCTTTCTCTGCCTGCGTTTCCGGCCGCACCGGATCAGCAAAGGCAACGTTGCCAAACACGGTTTGCGGCTGATCGGTCGCGTTGGGATCAACAGCGCCAGGCGCAACTGGCTGCGGCTTCTCGATCCAATCACCACCATACGTATCGTTGATGTAGTCGACGGATGCCGGCTTGTAGCCCATGGCAAAGATCTTGGTATCCCGTTCGGCTTTGTCGTTCAGATCCTCAGCCTCGGAGAAGTCGCGCCATACGTCCGGCACCGCTTCGCCCGGATAATTGATCTCGACGTACCATCGGATCGCTGAATCGCGCACTGCCTGGCAAACTAGATCGGCGTCGGCTTTGGCGATCGCAATGCGGACTTCGTTGTGGATCTCGCCAAGAGAGCGTGCACCACGCTCGCCTGAGTTGGTACTGAGTGTCTCGCCCAGGACGGCTTCGCTCATCAACTCGTCAAGATAGCGGGACAGCGTGTCGAACTGATCCCCCTGGTTTTTGGCTTCCAGAAGCTCGATCGTGACATTGTCTGGAAATATCAGACTGTCCGAGCCCTGTGCTTTCGCAAAGACCGACGCCAGCTCGTCCTGCTTCTTCTGGTCGAAGGCACCCTGATACTGACCGAGCGTGGTCGGCGCTGCGTGTTTGCGCGTGGCCTGGAGCCAGTTTGCCAGGACCTGGCGCTTGAACCAGGCAGGCCAAAAGAGAACCGACCCGAGGCCGACGCCATAAGGATCGTCGTCATCGTCATCGATCGAATGTCGATGAACGATGAATTTCCGATCGGGCGCTTCGATACCGTCAAGCGGCGAGGATCGGGTGAGGATACGGAGCTTGCTGTCCACATCGAAGCGGAAGCGTCGCTGCTTCTTCACCAGGATCGCTCCGGGCTTCCAGATGCCGTCAGCATTGACCCACATGATTTCACCGACAGCAAAGCCCTTCAGGACCGCGCCCAGCAGCCCCTTTGTCAGGCGATCGAAGTTGATGGCCTTCAACCACGCCTCGACCTCACCGGCGATCCGCTTATCGATGCGACGGCTCGACGCCTCGAAGACCTTAAACTCCCTGCTGGCGACTTCCAGCTTTCGCTTCTGCAGGATGGCAAAAGCATGCGGATCGCGCCGGATCTCATCATAGGCCTTGTAGCCGGCCGTGCCGCCGCGCGAGACGAGGACATCATCAGTCGGCTGCAGGATCGTCTGGAAGCCCGGAACAAACGGATCGGATTGGACCGTTGCGATTTCTGTCGTGATTGGGTTGGCCATGCTACATCCTCAAAAAGCCGGTTAGCATCGCCATGAGCGCGCCACCTGGTAGCGCCTGCGCATCCTCTGGCAGTTGCTCGCTGATTTCTTTGTTTTCGTTGCCAGTGCCACCGCCGATCGGGCCGCTGTCCTGGTTGGACGCGAAATAGGCGAGCGCGCCGGCAATGGCGCTGTCACCGTGCCGCTTGTGGCCGTCCGCGCCAATGGTGTGGGCGTTGTCCGGAACTTTGACGACGCCGCGCGTCATCTGCAGCAGGCGATAGTCACCCATGGTGTCATCGTCGCGCGGCAGACTGAAATAGCCATTGTCGAAGCCGTCCTTCAGCTTCGGCATGTTCAGCATGTACCAGTCCTGGCTGAGCTTGATTTCCGAGACGAGAGACGGGCCGAGCTTCTGGCGCGTTACCTCTGCCAGGAAGGCACCGTTGCCGCCGGCATCGAGGGCGGCATGAAAAAACCGTGGCAGGCTGTCGATGATGTAAAACAGGATCTGCTGTTGCGTCGTAAAAGGGACGTCTCGCAGCTCCAGGAGGAATGGAGTGTGCCGCTGCAGATTTCCGCTCACCAGCATCGGATGGATGACGGACAAGTCCTGCGATCGGGCGAAGTCCTGACCAAGGCTAGGTTCCAAACCCAATCATGCATTTGATTTTGCTTGAACTGTATGATTCAATCTGGATATTTGAAGGAGATTGGCTCATGGCAGGAGAATTCTGGCTTGATGATCAGCAATGGGCA